GTGAGAGATGGCGTAGTACGTAGTGTCAGAACTACCCAAGACTGAGGCAAAGGATTGAAAACCCTCTACTGCCCCAGCAAGAGTTACAGATCCTGTACCTTCAACAGTTGCAGTTTCTTTTACTCTATCCTTGAGTATTAAAGCCATAGCAGACGTTCCTTATTAAGCAATACGTACAATAGCGTTAGAAGCATCAGCTACAGGGATCTGAACAGTGAAGTCACCATTTGTAGAAGTCTTAATACCACCAAAGTCAATAACAGCAATAGCAGCGTTACCCTTAGTTGCATTATAGATGATACAACCAGATGCAGATACTGTTGCCGAAGACCAAGTAGTGTCAGCAAAGTCAACAATAGCAGTGGAGCCGTCAAGAGTAATAACTGCGCTAGACAAAGTGTTGCCACCTGTTACGTAGTTAGTACCGACAGCTTCATCACCATTTACTGTGACGTTGTTATAATTAGTTGTAGAACCAGCATAAGAGCCAGTAGGGGTAGCTTTGATTAGAGCGATACGAATAGCATCTGTATCTAGGTCGTGAACACCACCAAGAAGCTCTTGCTTGAAGCTGTTGCACATTGCAGTTGTAATAGCCATCTTGTGATGTCCTCTATGTTAAAGGCACAAAGGGGCCAGCGTAATGCCAGCCCCTAAGTTAAGTGGATTAAGCAGCGTTGTAGTTAGCTACAATGAGCGACTCTGGACGCAGGATCTTGCGACCATAGAGGTGCATACCACGTACAATGTCAGCAAAGCTGTTTGGATCACGGTAAGACTCAACTTTGTTGATCTGCTCAGCAGAAGCAACAGCATCGTCCTGACCAGCAACAATAACACCATAGTCTGTGGACTGTGCAGCAGTACCGTTAGTACCAGCACCTGTGCCGAGGTATGGCAAGTTGTTGGATACATATACACGGAAGCCGTGGATGTTGTTGAGGATCAAACCGTTCTGGAGACCAGCACCACCGAAGTCGCCGTTAAGCATACGGGAATCTTCGTCTTTCAGCATCTCTACGAACACTGGATCAAGTACAACCCAACGACCACGAGCGTCTACGTTCTGTGTGTCCATCTTACGAGCCATACGAGCAAGTACAGTCAATGGGGAAACAGTCGAAGAAGACAACGCAGTTGCGCCTGGAAGACGTGGAGCCAATGGGATAGCATCGCCAGCAGTAGCTGTAGTGGAGATGGTCAAGTTACCAAAAGCAGTTGCATCAAGCTTGTTAGCAGCAAGAAGCTCGTCTGCACCAGCAGCAGCATTAGCTTTGTCGCCAGAAGCTACAGTGTTTGCAGCCCAAGAACCAGCACCACCAGCATAACCAGACAAGTAACCCAGTACTTCTTCGTCCATTGCGTCAGCCATTTTATAAGCTGCTTTGTCGGAAGCCATACGTGTAAAATCAACGTGCGAGAACTGCTCTTCGATGTCATCCATCTTGAATGCGAAGTAGTTAGCTTTGTCGATTGTCAGGGAGAAGTCTGTGTCGTCCAACTGCTCAGCAGTGATGGATGTGTGACGCTGCAGAGCTGTGACTGTTACGTCTGGCTCTTTTTGGATGCGAACAGTGTCGCCTTGGTTGGAGATTTCACCAAAGTAAGAGTTGTTGGTGATTGCGTTAGTAACAGCGGACTTGCGAAGTGCAATCTGTGCTGTTTTCGAGTAGATTACTGGGGACCAGGCTCCGTTGAAGCCGCCAGATGCAGATGTAATAGCCATTGTGAAATCCTTTCAAAGATATATGTGGCTTAGAGGGGAGACACTACATATCCACTTGAAAGAGGCTCTTCTTAATAGGGTAGTCAGCATTGCTATCAGGATGGCCGTCCATTTAGCGCTGGGCCTATAATAGGAGGTAGTTCTTTATGTGGGAGTTTGTGCTTAGTGTTAAAGCATACACAAACTTCATAGCTGTGTATGCCCTTAGTTTTACTTACGGTTAAAGTATTGTCAACTATCTTTTACTCATATCGTAAATAAACTTTCCTGATTGCTGCGCTTTGAAGATTTCCTCCATGCGGCTCTCATATTCTTTAATACTCATCTTCTCTACTGCTGATTCAGAGAGGTAATTAGAAGAGTCATTTGTATCAATTACACTACGACGAGACTTAACAGAAGATGCTGCCTCTTTGTCTGCGCTGGGCTTCTTAGTCTTAATACCCTTGTCAGCCTTGTAGAGATCCAACACACGAGATACAGACTTAACATCGTCAGGCTCATCATAGAGTGCTGTCTGCGCCCAGCTAGGCTGTTCCTTAGCCCAGTCATGAAATGCATCATCATTACGAATGTTATCGAAGTCTGGGTGCATAGAGAGTAACGTAGCTTCAGCTTTCTCTTTACGAGCCTGAGTACGCATAGCCTCTACTTCCTTGACACGACCTTCCAAGCCTTTCATCTTCTCAGTAGTCTGTTCTTCAGCCAAGGCACGAATAAGGGCGTTAGCTTTAGGGTTTTCCTTAGCCCAAGCCTCAATCTCTTCCTTAGTGGTAACTTCTTCAAGAGAGGTTTGTGCAGAGTTGCTTAGACGTGTCTTGAGTTCTTCAATCTCACGCTTATACTCTGTGTCTTTCTCTTGCATGTACTTACGAATGTCAGAGTAGCGCTTCTTAAAGCTCTTCTCTTCTGCACTTAGACCTTCTTCTGAGGCTTCTTCTTGCTCTGGCTCTTCTGAGGCTCTGACTTCTTGGATAACAACGGCTTCTTCCTCAGTTTCTTCTGGGGCTTCTTGCTGTACGCTATCATCTGTATCTTCCTCAGTTACTAAGCCACTCTCTTTTAGAAGTGCTTGTAGTTCAGCCTCGTCACGATCTACACGAGCTTGGTTGCGGCGATGTGAAACTGAATCAGTCTGCATTTGTGCTTCTGACATGTTGTAGTCCTTTATGTGGGGCCAGCACTATTGCTGGGTAGCCTTATAGTTGGTTTTTTGTAGTTGTGTTTACTTGCCACCTTTAGCAAGATCCTTACCTAGTTTATCTGCAGCTCTCTTTGCACTAGCTTGAGCAGATGCTGCTGTATCATACTTTGGAGCAGATGTCTTCTCTGTCTGCCCTGTAGGGTTACTACTGTTTGTAGCAGTAGGTGAAGGTGTTGTATCTTTGTCTCTACGTGCGCCACTAAGTGAATCTTTTAGGCTTGCACCTTGATTACCCGCTTTACCATCAAAGCCAAGTGTATCACCTAACCATGTATCTTCAAAGCCTACTTTATTGTTTTTGCTAGTATCTTTAAGGTTTTTAGTCATGCCAGACTCGCCACCATAGATACCTGACTTTTCTACAATAGTATCTTTAAGCTTACCTGCCATACCTTTTTCTGGTTCAGCTTCCATACGAGCCTTGATACCGAGAAGCTCTTCACGCTTTTCTCTTGAAAGCTCTGGGTTTTCAAGTTGAGAATTAAGACCATTCATAACGCTGTTATACTGAAGATTTTCCACACCTTTAAGGGCAAGGCCTACTACAGGACCACCCATCAAGCCAATACCACCCTTAACAAGTTTACCCATTTTACTCTGACTAGAGTCTAAGTAGTTGTTAAATGCATCAGCATCTGCTGTAGCCCAGTTAATAGCCTCTTTCTCTGGCATTGCGTTAGATGGGTCTCTATCTCTATTGCCACCACCAGTGTCAGCTTTCTCAGCAACACTGTTTGCTACAGCTTCTGTTGCAGTACCTTTAGGGATAAAACCATCTGGAATAAAGCTAAGAGGTAGACCATTCATAAACTGTACGTACATAATGGCACCATCTGGCCCTACGTACTCACGCATCTCAATGCCACCACTACCTGAAGGGGTTTGACTAGAAAACATGTTACTGTCACGAAGGGCATTAAGGTCTGAGTTAGCATATTCGGCCTGTACTGGGCCACCCTCCGCATAACCTTTAATGTAACCGCCCATGTTCATCTCAGGCTGTTCACCCATCTGTGAATCATCAATAGTTTGCAACTCACTGATATCAAATGGAAGTTCGTCTTCACCCATTTCCATACCTGAAGGTTCACCACCTACACGACCACCTTCGTCTAGCTCTTGCCAGCCTTGCTTAGCTTGACTGCGTAGCTCTTCAAAGAACTTAACACCATAGTAGCGTAGAACGTCAGCAGGTACAACATACTCACCTTCACTGAGGTTAGCTGGGATATCATCACGAACCTCTTCAGGTCTAGCACCTAGAGGTACTTCATTACCAGACACAGGATCTACTTCTGCTCTAGAGGATTTAAACATTGTTTCCATTTGATCGTCCATATTTGCATCAGCCATTGACTACATCCCTCAAGTATTTTAGTTTCCGTAAAGCTTGGATGTAACCCTGACATCTATATATCTCAGAAGTATCCGTCAAACTCTCTAAGGTTTTATGTGTACCAGAGATGCGCCCATCTAACTCCTCAATAAGCGCATCCCAGATAGCTTTATCATTGACTAGCTTTTTAAGCGACATTGCCACTGAACCCATCTTCTCCTGGTGCTGGAGCAGTACCTACACCTATTTGTGAACCGCCCCCACCAGAAGAGTCCTGAACGCCCTGTGGACCCTGTCCCTGTGGCGCTGGGCCACCTGCTTGAGGCTGCTGAACAGCTTGGAACCCTTTCAGGATCTCTGCCTGAATAGCTGCATCAGTAATAGAGTTGGTAACCTTAGCTGGGTCAAGATCCATAGACTTAGCAATCTCACGAATGATGTAGTCCATCTTAGCGAAAGGAGCCAAGACAGGGTTCTGTGCTACCTGCAAGAACTGCATCAAGCGCTGGGAGCGTACTTCGTTAGCCATGAGGCTCTCTGTACCTGAAGCATTAACTTCCAAGTCACCACGAATGCTAGGATCAAAGTCAAACTGCATGTTGAATGCAAAGAAAGACTTACCTAGTGGTTTGATAAGGTAGTCATCTACGTTCTTGACTACGGTACGAATAGAGCCGTTAGCTGCAGACATAAGCATAGAGATACCAGAAGCGGTACGACCTACACCAGACACACCAGTCTGACCATGTGCAAAGCTAGGGAAGCCTGTAGACTCATCAGCCAGTACACGAGCTTTATCAAAAAGCTGCATGTTCTCTTGTGCTACGTTAGGGAACTTCGTACCAAAGATAGCCTGTCCTGGAGCGCCACCTTGACGCCTGAAGATCTTTCCTGGGTAGATAGACATATCTTGTCCTGGAACTAGGTTAGACTCATCTACTTCAATGATCAAGTTACCAGACATTGCAGCGTTATCAATAGCCATACGCATAAAGCCGTTCATCAACGTCTGAGTATCGTCCATGTTCTCAGCAATACCTACACCGAAGAAGCTGTAAGGGTTATGCTCATATGGTACGGCGTAGTAAGGGATACGTGCAGGTTTGAACGGGTTAAGCACAAGACGGATCACTTCGCCGTTACACACCCATACGTTAGCATTAAGCTCATCAAGATCTTTATACTCTTTAGGGATCTTAATGCCATTCTCTTCAAGAATATCAACATCTACAAAACCCCAGAACTCTAGGACTTCCCAACGCTCTGACTCTGGTTGAGTAGAGGCATCTTCCATAGCCTGTTCCCAGTGCTTCTGGATGTAGTCAGCACCTCTATCAATAGCTGTACCGATAGCCTCTTTCATGAAGTATGGGCGAGACTTCAATGCACGTAGCTGTGTGCGAGACATCTTGTGACGTTCTACAGTATACTCTGCATCTGCCATTGAGGATGCTTCTGGGTCTGGGTAGAAGTTCCATACAGAAACGTGACTACACTCAGGTACAGTCTTAATGAGAGGCTCATAGTTGCCCTCTTCGTCCCAGTTAGGATACTCCTTATCTACAGCAAATGGACCCTTCATAACACCAGTGCCAAGCAAAGCCATCTCAAACGCCATAGAGCGAAGGTGAACAGAAGCGCCAGACTCTTGAAGCTGGTCGTGGATCTTCTTTTCCATCTTCTTAGCTGCAACCATAGCTGGGTGGAATGTTACAGTAGTTGGGGTAGTACCTACACCTTCAACAATCTTATCAGATACAGGTGCAAGCTTATCTTTCAGTGGACCTAGACGGCTCTGCAACGAAGCAAGAGTGTCACCAGGCATAAGTTTAGTGTCTGGGCCAATCAAGTATGGCTTAGACGCTGGATCAGAAGTAACAGATTTAAGTGAATCACCAGCTTTTTCTGCATTGGGGTCAATGTTGATATGAGCCGATTCTACTACACCATCAGGTAGAATAGAAGGATCTACACTCATTGGGAACCTGTTGTTACCAAACAGTACGTCAATGATCTGACCATAAGCAGCAAGTGTCTTAGTTTTAGTCACCTTTACAAACACACGAGACTTCTCAGTGTCAGTGAACTTAACATCTGGACCATACAAGCCACGGTAGTTGCGATAAGCTCTAAGCCAACGCTCTTCATCGCCTAGACGAGCATCTTCTGCTCTAGTGAACCTGTCAGTAACGTATGAAACTACACTACTTGCTGTAAATAGAGTGTCCTTACCGTCCTCTGCTGCAACAACATCGTCCGTCTCGAACATCATTTCATCATTTTCTGCCATACTTAGTATCCAAATGTTGTGTCACTAGCCTGAAAACCAGTGCGTTGTGTTGCAGGATCATAATCCCATATGCTTTTGCTGCGTGGTCTAGTCATAATACCGTAGCGCAAGGCATCATAGAGGTGGTCTTCTGAGTTTGTATCTACATCCTCTGGATTACGCTTATCTAGAGGGATAGATGGGATTTGAGCTATAGTATGCGTACAATTGCTAGTGAATACGAGACGTGGGGCTTCTGTGTACTCATCTACTTGTAAACGTCTGTGTATTTCGTTCTTACCTGAGATACGAGAACCTCTAGATCTATCAGAAGGCCTCCATCTACAGCCCTTCATGTTCATCTGCTCTGCAAGGCTAGGTCCAGTATCACCCCTGTTATGCCAGAGAGAAGAGTCGAGTACGCCATATAGCATCTTACCGTCATGTGCTTCTAAGTCTAAGATCATATCTGCTAGATCAGAAGCGGTAACTTTAGAACAATACAACTCTCTATACACAACAAGCTGCTCAGAAGGTGATACAGCAAACCACAGAACACCAGTGTAAGAACCGTATCCGTAGTCACAAGCTCTAAACCGAGGCCAAGACTCTGGAATGTCAAAGGCTTCTACTACATGTTTGTTTCTATCAAACTCAGGAAACGCTGCACCCTCGTTAATATCCCAGTTACCCTCTAGAAGCTGCTTACGCTGGTGTGCAGGTAGAGACAGAAGCATGGCTTCATAGTCGCCAGAGTCTGCTAGGTAGGGGTTATCAAATAGCATTGCAGGGATAAATCTGCGCTTAAATAGTGGCTGACCCTCTTTACTGTGTCCTGCAGGGAACCTAATAGTCTCACCAGACTCAATGTCTGTAGCCCAGAAAGATTTATTAGCAGGGCCGGGGTCAATAAACATCTTCTTAACCCAACTATGCCCAGCGCCACCAGGGTTAGTAGTACCTCTCATGTACAAACCTAACTCCTTGCTGGCACTACGTAGTCGTGAACGCATATAGTCCCAAGCGTAAGGCGTACCCCACTGAGTAAGTTCGTCAAAGCCAATCCAGTTAAACGCCTGACCTTGGTAGCGGTTAACATCCAAGTCTTTATCCAAGTAAGACATCCAGAGTCTACCACCACGAGGTGAAGTCCATTGTGACTTACGCTCTGACCACTTAATGCCAGGAATAGCTTTAGGATATAGTTCTTGGCTCTTCTGGATAAGCTCTCGTAGTTCTTCCGTAGTATGTCGTACTAGCAGACCAGAGAAGTTAGGGTCATTGAGGCCGTGTAAGGGGTCTGCAAGCATCGCATAAGACTTTCCGCCACCCGCAGCACCCCCGTAGAGTACTTCACGCTCAGAGGAGCTTAGAAAGGCCGTCTGTGGCCCTGCGTTAGGCTTGAATACAACGTCCTGTGCATCTTCTATGTTATACTCTGCAGCTTTAACTTCAGCGTAAACGGTTTTAACCTGCTTAGGTGTCTTCACCTCCTGTGAGGGAGTAGGCTCCGATGTTTTGCTCTTCGAGTTTTTTGATCTCGTGTAGCGTTTCTTCGAGGCGCTTGGCAAGCTTGCGTTTAATTGCAGCAGTTTTTTTACGTCTTCGCTCAATTTCAACTCTCTTCTTTAGGCCCATATGTGATATGTAACGGCCTGTCTGTTTAGAAAGCCAGCGAGATACATCTCTAAAAGAGTACTGCTTTAAGTGACGCTTTGCAAGCTCTAACGCTTCAAGCTGGTCAGGGATTGGGACTAAGAGCTTCTCATTCTCTGGATGTACCTCATAGCCGAAAGGTACAATCCTAGAACTTACTCTAGCTATAACGTGCCACTCCCGTTCTCTACCCTTGTTAGGCTTAGGTAACTCCCAGAAGCCTAGATCTCTATCATAATCAAAAGACACTGTTACTCGTTATTACCTTCTTTAGGTGGGAGATAGAAGATACCACCACCAGAAGAGGAAACATCTACTCTGTCTACTTTACCAAGTCCTGCACGATCTAGCAAGTCTTTAGCTGCAGCCATCTTCTCTTTTATGCCAAGCTCTGTAGGGTCATACAAAGCGTTAACCATAGCCATAGCAGCTTTTGGTGCAGTACGAGAGAAGTAGGTGCGTGTTGCGTCATTGATCTCATCTTTAAGTGCTTCTACAATCAAGCGTGTAGGTGTGTTTTCACTGTAACCTGCCAACTTCTTGGCAAGAACAACGTCACCACCAGCTTCATCGAAGAGTACTTCTAGAAACTTTTGCTGATTCTCTGTTAGATTTCTTGCCATTAAGTTGTCCTCTTTAATTAGGCTTGCATATAGTTATACTCAGTACAACCTTAATAGCAAGCACCTTAATCCTTAGCGTAGTAGCGTTCTCTGATCTCACCACGAGCTACACCAATGTCTCTAAGTTCTGCATCTGTCATGTGAGTCAAGATGAAGAAGTCAGCACGGCGTTGTTGAGACTTTACGATAGCACGATGAAAGTGCATGATAGCTGCTTTGAGTTTCTGTAGCATAGTTATATAACCTTTGTATGTAAGGACTGCACAGCGCAACCCTATTATACACGTAGTTATATCTAAGCCTCTTGTGTTTTGTACTTACTAATACTGCATACCCGTTACCCTACAGGAACAAAGGTCTCAGTTACAGTCAGGATAGTATCAACATGTGCCGCAGTAGATGGCACTACCTGAATCTTGTCACCAGCCTGTAGTACAAGCTGAATGTCTGGGAATGTTAGTGTCTCACCTGCACCTAGGTTTTTACCCTCTAGATAGTGTGAAGTGTAGTTATCGGCAGCAATATACCACTGAATAGTGATACCAGTGTTGCCCATACTGTTGTGAATGTGCAGATAGTTCAACTCTGCAACACAGTTCGCAGGGCAGGTATAGACGGTCTCTACACTTGTTGTAGTGTTGTGACCCCATATAGATCTTTTACGAGCATTCCTGCCCTGCGATACTAATGCCATTACTCTTCCTCTGCAGCTTTCTTAGCTTTAACCTTCTTAGGCTTAGGCTTTGACTGTTCTAACTCTGCTACACGACAGATCTCAGTGACGTTAGGGTCTTTACTCTGTACGTTACCATAGTTGTCTTCACCTGCAGACTGGTTACCCATGTGATCCCACACATAACCATGCTCATCTACGACATAACCCTTAGCTTCTAGCTCAGTCTTGTACTTATGATAAAACTTCATCTGTATTAACGCTTCTTAGATGGAGGTACAGAAGCACCGCAGTTAGATTTCTTGACCATACCACCCTTGTTGAAGTTGCCTCTTGTACGTGTAGCAGGACGTGTTTTAGGAGCAGCTTCTGCAGCAGCCAGCTTCAAGAAGTCTGCCTCACTACGGATGTCCATAGGTACGCCAGCACGAAGTCTACCAAGGTTGTTACCTTTGATGTACTGATCCCATGTGTAGCCCTTCAAAGTATTAGCAGTTGGAGCCAATGGTGTAGTAGTTACAGACGGTACAGAAGCAGACTTAGCTACTGGTGTAGTCGCTGTAGGACGAGCTTGTGGACGTGTACCTGTAGGGCGGCTCTTAGGGCGTGTAGGGGACGCTCTATCAATAGCTGCTTCTGCTCTTTTAGCGATTGATGGAGTTCTAGCTGGAGCAGAACCCTTGTCACTAGCCATGTTAGTGCTGTAAGACTTACCTTCAAAAGTAAATGTCTTACCTGGACCTTTTTCTCTACGGGCGGCTGCAAAAGCCTTACCAAACTTAGATGTTGCCATTTCTGTGTATCCTATTGTTTAATGTTAAATAGCTAAGAGCTACCACTTTTCCTTGTCAGCCCAATATGCTGCACTCATTTTACCCTTAGCAATATTCTTAGCATGTCTAGCTTTGAATGATGCTCTCTTCTTCTTCATTTGGTCCGACTCACCAGCTTTGGGTTTACCTGCTGTAGATGCACCCTGCTCCCCAAAGCGTATCATCTTAACAGTATCGCCTTCTTTAGCTAATACTGCGTGTGACTTAGTAGGGTGACTTGATGTGCGCTTAGGCTTGTTGTAGCCAGAAAACTTCTCTCCACGATACTCTACAGGCATATCACTTCTTCCCTGCTTTGCTGTTACGTGGAATGCTTCTGTTCTTAGCTGGTGTCTGTACACGGAGGTTAGACTTAGCATTGTTACGTGGGTTGCCATCCTTGTGGTCTACATCCTTGCCGTCACCCTTAGAGACTAAGCCACCCTTCTCCATAGCATAACGTGCCTTCTTACGAGAGCGGTTATCAGCCATACGCTTAGGCGACTTATCATACTTACCTTCACCACTCATGGTGTAGTTACGATTAGTCTTCTTCTTGGGGGTTGTCGGCATAGGGTCTCTTCCTGTCTGGGTCTAGCACATCTCTACGAGATAAGTGACCCTCTAAGTACATAGCTCTCTCTACGTGATCCAAGGAGTACTTCACTCCAGTGTCTGCCTCTATAGCAGCCCTCACATAGAATACGTCACTTCTAGGGATATGAATACGTCTGAGTTTAGGTGTGTTACCGTCTGCTAATGCAGAGTAAAACTCTTCTAATACGTCATCAGATGCGTATAGTTGTATGTCTTTAGTCATAGGTGTCAACACTTATATGAAAATAAGTGGTACGTGTCGCAATACAAATATTGTTAGGGAGACAGGGAGGAGAGTAACACTATTGAGTGTGACACGTACCAGTAAAGTATAACTCTTAGAGTTCTTACTGCTCTATAAAGTTAGACTACAAGAAAGGTAACACGGATATATATGTATTACAAGTAAATAGTTTGTACTCTTAGAGTAATACTCTAGAGAGTTACACTCTTCCTATGTCCAATGATCTAAATGTTACACATTCTGAATATGTTTAACTAATTAGAAGTAATACTATCATATTTGTACTACTCTTCTTTAGTTATACTCTTCTTTATGTATTACTCTTTTTATATGTTTAACTATAAGTGTTTAACTCTCTCTCTCTCTTAACAGTTATAGAGATTTCACATTACGTGTCAATCCATAAAATGATGTACTACCCCTAAATAGTTATAGAATGTGTTACTAAAGACACACTATAGCTCTACTACCCAGTTTTCTGCTAGAGAGCCAGGGCAATAATGCAAAAACATTCCGTGGTCCGTATACCCCCTAGCCCTACTGTACTAGATAGGTCCGATTCGGTCTTACTTTCATATGGTATACATTAGAGATCTGACATGTATGCTGTATATACATACGTATACACCCTAGAGTTGTCTAACTCAAAAAGCTCGTGCGTGTATTTATACATATACGTGTAACGTAGGCACCCCCGATGGCCCTCGCACCCCCCTAAAAGGCATATTCGGTGAGATTGTAGCGGAAAAGCAATGCATGAGGCTGTTAACCTATTGAAAAGATATAATATTCTAAGTGATGCATCCTCAATAGAATGCCTTTTATGTGTATTTTCAGGGATGTTTCGACTTGTGATCACAAAACACAAAGAGCCGTATACAATACACCACCCCCTAGCTTGTGATCACAAAAGCCTACCCCCTATTGCCTACCTATATGTGATCACAAAATGCATCAGCTTTCTTGCGCACTATATACTAGCAGAAAAAAAGTTGCGGCTGTCCCTGTCTTACTGATTCGTTTTACTGATTCGTTTTACTGATTCGTTTTACTGATTCGTTTTGCTTTTCAGGGTCAAAACGTAAAAACCTGGTATGCATCAAAGCAAAAACCCGGTAAAAACCTATAGGTTAAACTATTGAAAACATTACATAATCAAATTAATTTCACATTAAATGCATTTTCTTGTTTACAGTAAATCAAACAAGCGTCATACCAGTCATATCGAAACGGCAAACAAGCCAAACACAAGGGATTAGCGGAATGGATATCACGATAGAAGTCGATGCTTGGAAAGGCACAAAAGACTTAGGCTTGAACGAATATGTTGCGACTTGGACGGAACAAGTTAGGCCTCTTTTCTTACTAGCCGCTGACCGTGAAGCAATGGATAAAATCCACGCAATGGAAAGCGATATCAAGGCAATGGCAGTTAAGCGGTTCTTCGAATTGTATACTGCGCAGAACGCCTAAGCTTTATAGTGTAGCCTTGCGGGGCTACATCAATAAGGCGCAAGCTTTAAGCTACCTAGGGGTGACACAACCTAGGCCAGACTTTTACTAAGCACGACATGCGGCGATGCATAGGGTGCGGCGATGTAAAGACTGCGAACTTTTTGAAATTGCTGGCCCGATAAGACGCCTAGGGGAAACCCGATAATGGTCTGTAGTGAAGGGGTAAGATGTGTGAGATCCACACTAGGAAACTTATCCCTTACTATCTCTTAACAGGTGCAACATGACGTTGCCTCTTTTTTAGGATAGTAGGGAGACTGACAAATGTATACTCGTGACGTTCAAGCCATTATGGCAATCTGTGAAGCCAAGCAATCGGTAAAGCCTGTTGTGGTTTTTACCTTGGCGACAATTCAGGCGGGGCTTTCAACCTGCCTTGCACAAGTCCAAGACACGAACAAGCTTGGCGCTGCTAGTCGGTTCATGTGGGGCAAGAAGGGTGACGGATACGACTACGTCACGACACATGACGCATTCTTGTGGGGCAAGGTCAACCATATCAAAGACACGCTAGGCACAGATAGTGTCGAGGCTTGTGTTGCGGCCATCCTGTTGTTCATCGACATCCCGAACCTAGGCATGGTGAAAGCGGCTTTCGTGGCCCAAATGTTTGGCTTCAACGTGGCATGTATTGATAGCCATAACATCAAGCGCCTAGGCATCAAGCCTAGTGCAGTGCAAACACCACCCGCCAAGATGACCGCCGCAAGTAAGCGCAAGAAAGTGACGGCCTATGTAGAGATGTGCCAGCTCGAAGGCACTCAATACTGGTGGGACACATGGTGCGAACATGTGGCGGGCAATCGTGCCAACAAAGCCTTAGACACTGGCGATGTAGTGTCCCGATACCATGTGGAATGTGTGGCGGCTGTGACCGTCTAAGCTTTAACATTGCGGCCTTGCGGGGCCGTATCATTAAGGTGCAAAACAAAACCCTAAGATCCCAACGCCAGGATTGTATCTCGGCTCCGGGGCTGTATCACAACAAAGGACAAGACAGATGACACAACGCCAGAAAGCCCGCCAACGTCAGCTTCGCCACCAAGACACAGTTGAGGCCATTCAGATTGGCTTGGCTGCGCTCATAGTCTTCACTCTCTTTTGTGCGCAGGTATACTTCAACTTTTAACAATCGGTGAGGATAATCGAATGCAATTCTTTAACGTATCAACACAAAAGGTTGGCGGTATCCGCTTCATCAAGATCGGCAAGCTATGCCTGAGCTTTTGTGTGACCAATAAGTATAAGCCAATGGGAGGTGCTACAGATGTTTGCTAAATGGACAGATGACATGGTGCGGGAATACTTTGACACGCACTGGAACGCCACGCTGCATGAGGTTTGTGCCTTGTCTGGTCGTAACAAGTCAGACGTTAAAAGTGTGCTGATGGACGAGGCGCAAGAGCCTGTGCCGACACCGCCAGACAATTGGTCTAATGCTGAAATGCAAGATTATTACGGGAAATAAGACACATGGAATACCTTGAAGTAAAACACATTGACGGAAACCATTACCGTATTGAGTGGAATGGTGCATCTACCTATAACTTGCAGACCCCTGTTGGTGGTGAGTGGGTAGACTTTGAGTGCTTCACTTGCTACGGCCACCACAATAGACACGACGCCATGGAATATGCCTTGGACTGGATGCTAATGCATGTAGGCGAAGAAGAAGGTGAAGACTTATGACAGACGAACAAAAGAAAGAAATAGTAAAGAACGGATTAGAGTTTGTTCACTGTGCTATTCAAGAAGCTATGAACGGCAACATGGATGAACTTATGACGGCACTAGAGGTGCTAGAACTAATGAGAGAAGAAGGGGAAGACTTATGACACGCAGAGAGATACGCAAACGCAAAGACCGCAACCAGCGCATCATGTGGTGGGCGCAGGACATCCTAGGCGTGGCTTGCCTGTTCGGCATTGGCTACGGCATGTTGTTCCTTCCTTTAATCTTTAACTAATCGGTGAGAATTATGACAAACTGGAATCACGTAGCAAACGAACTAGCCCGCAACCTATTGGAAGGCCATGTCTTTGCGGACAAGAAGACTTTAGGCCGTGTCTTGAATAAGATGCTGGACGAACAGTCTATTGATGCAGGTAACCCTATCTTGCCAGAGGAGGTATGGTGGGGACGGTCTGAGGTATTGGATCAAGCCCACGCAGCTTACAAAGAGGGTGACATCGCCATTTGCATGAACCGCATCAAAACTTTTTATCTAACCTAGAAGGATAAGACTATGGACATGAAGAAGTATTACGCACAGCTTGTAGGCTGTAAGATTGTAGACTTTAACTTTGAGCAGGACGAGTATGCATATGCTGGGGATGCACCCTTTCCTGTGTTTACCTTGCAGCTAGGCGACCAGAAGGTGAAGATGTCCTTGTCTATGGACGAGGAGGGCAACGGCGGTGGCTTTGCTTTTATTGAGGATATAACAGATGGCCGTTAAGTATATATGCAAGACATGTAATAGCGAAGACGTATGTGTTGACGCTGTCGCAGCATTCGATGTTTTAGGCCAACGATGGGAGCTACAAAGCACATATGATCAAGCATATTGTATGGATTGCGACAGTGAGACAGACATAAAAGAGGTAGAACTATGACGATGAACTTTACAACGGAAGAACTGAAATGCATCAGGGTATTGGTTGAGGATAGCATCTCACTGTCCACTTGGGATGCATTAGATGAAAGTTCACTATCAGATGTTGAGTATATGCATTTCTTTTTACAGAGGGCGAAGGTGTTAGCTAAACTGGAGGATTTGTATAATGATTGACCTAGGGATAAACAATGAAGGTGACCACCTGTATGCCAAGCAGATCAGGCAGGGCGATAAGTATGGCTTGAATGATTGCCTCCGACACAAAGAGCCAGACCCGCTGGTTGAATTTTATGTGATGGCAGATGACAGGCCTTGGTTTGTGTCACGCTATTACATGCTTACCCTGATTGACAAATGTAAGTATAACGGCCTAACACTTTGCGGCACATCAATGCTAAGCGCAACAGCAACACAAGTTGGCACGGCTTGCAGTGTATCAGAAGCAAGCAGCCACTAAACAGAGGAGATAGAGAGATATGAATACCCCAACAAAACTAGCCTTGATTGGCCTTATAATGTATGTTGCTGCATCCAGTGGTTTGCTGGTTTTGTGGTGTGATGAAACAGGCTGTGGTGTTCAAATCTATAGCCCATTTAATGAATATTACAGCGAAGGGATGGCGTTATGACCAAGGGTATCGTGTTAAGCTTATACGACTTCACAGGGGAGGCACTTAAGCCTTGGGCAGAGGCTGGCTATACCTGTCACGCCTTTGACATTCAACATTCTCTTGTGAATCCAGAGGTGCAGACCTTTGATGGTGGAGGTAGTATAACCTACAACTTTGCTGACCTTCATAACCACAACTGGTTGAACGCCATACATACTGCGTTTGCAGACAAGCCCGTAGTGTTTGGCATGGCCTTCCCTGTCTGCACTGACATGGCTGTGTCTGGTGCCGCATGGTTTAAGAAGAAAGCTGAGGCTAACCCATCATTCCAAGATGAGGCTGTTAGCTATGCCGTATGGTGTGCCAGACTGTTCAACAGCCTACACGTTCCCTTCTTTGTGGAGAACCCTGTGTCTGTATTGGCTACCAAGTGGCGCAAGCCTGATCATAAGTTTCACCCTTATCAGTATGGCGGTTACATCCCTGACGATCAGGCAGAGCATCCACGTTGGCCTGAGTATATCGCAGCTAAGGATGCATACAAAAAGCACACATGCCTCTGGACAGGCGGCGGCTTTGTGATGCCAGACAAGATTAGTGTTGACCCAGAGGCCTATCACGGTAATGGTTACAGCACAGCGATGATGAAGCTAGGCGGTAAGAGCCAGCGCACCAAAGACATACGATCAGCAACACCAAGAGGGTTTGCGATTGCGGTATATGAAGCAAACAAAACAATGGAGATGCACAATGCAAACTAAAACACAACACAAGAAGATCCTCCAGCACCTCCGCACATGTAAAGGTATTACGGTGAGAGAGGCGATGATTGAATACAGCATCAGCAGCCTTACCAAGCGTATTCATGAACTTCGTGCGCTGGGCTATAACATCCTGTCTACACTTAAACGTCACCCAGTCACAGGCCAGCGCTATGTGCGATACACACTACAAGAGGAGGCGTAAGACTATGAGCCGCAACAGAACCAGCAACGTCCCTGTAGGATCATTTGACAGAGACCTGATGCAGACAGTAGAGAATAT